CTCAGCAAAGCGTACACGGCTTACACCTACCATAGTAGGATTACCCGCAGAGGTTACAGCATCCCATGAGGAACTAGAGTTATTCCACTTGTGTAAATAGTTATACCCAGAATCAGGCTTTCTACAAGCAAAAATACCATCATGTAAGTTGCCATTTACGTATACCCCTAAAGTAGCTCCGTTACCCGGCACTGTACCGTAGTCATTAGAAAACCCACTGATACGTCTATAGCCACCCGATAGAGATGGCTCATAGTTAATCATACGTAAAGCACTACCGCCTAAAGCAGATGCGTGTGTTAGTGGATCTACATTAGTTATAAGACCGCCACTGCACACTGTAAGGTTTGTGTTTAACCTATCCATGTTTATCTTTCGATAACTGTAGAGCGTAGCCTTAGTTCATCATCGAACATGACACGCTTCATACTTTTAATGCCTTGCTCAAACTTCTGCTGATGCATGTTAGCACTCTGCTCATTACTCCTAAAGTGCATCATGTACGCCATAGCACCGTCAATGATAACGTGATTGAAGCGCTCAGGTACAACACATGTATCGTTGTAGTTAACTAATGAAGTAGGTACACTCCAGTATACGTACTCAATCTCGTAATCTGCGTCAGGGATAGGTGTGACACCGAAAGAATCTCCGAATGTCTGATAGACTTTTATAGGCGCTGAATCACCGTTTACTTGATCCGCTAAATCATCCATAGGTCTATATGAGCTAATGTACTCTTCATAAGCAATAGCTTGTAATACTGTAGGGGTATTTTCTTTAGTAGCGTTCTTCTTTAAATAAAATGTTTCCCAGTCTACGCTAGAGTAAGTAGTAGGGAAGCTGTACTCACGAGTACCTGCTGTAAGTGTTTGTGTATATGTAGTCTTCAAGAAGGGCCACTCTTGGCCTGTCTGATAGATCTCTCTTAAACTGCTGTTGATAGCATCTTTAGCTGTTGCCTGTACGTTACGTAGAGATGTAAAGTCAGCACCTGCAATATCTACAGGAACTTCATTTAAACGTCTCAGTAATTCGTTTGTAAGTTCTACATAGGTAGACATGGCACATCCTAAAGATTACGTTAGATAGAATAAGAGGGCCACCCTAAAGCAGCCCTCCTACTATTAAGTTTACGCCAAGTTGTACTTAGCTGTAACCAATGCTTCTGGACGCAAGATTTTGCGCCCATATAGATGCATACCACGCACGATGTCAGCGAATGAATCGGGGTCACGGTATGTTTCAGTTTTGTTGATCTGCTCTGCAGTTGCAACGGCTGAGTCATGTCCAGCAACGATAACACCATAGTTAGTGTTTTGGTTAGCTGTACCAGTTGTACCAGCGCCAGTACCTACTGCTGGAAGGTTGCTTGAAGTATATACACGGAAGCCGTGGAAGTTATTCAAGACCATACCATTCTGTAGACCTGAGCCACCGAAGTCAGAATTCAACAAGCGGCTGTCTTCGTCACGAAGGACTTCCATCATGATTGGGTCAATTACCAGCCAGCGACCTTGTGAGTCTACTTGCTGTTGATCCAACAGACGAGCCATACGTGAAACCAACATAGCTGGTGAAACAGTTGCGGTTGGCAAAGCTGTTGCGCCCGGCAAACGTGCAGCAACTGGGATTGAGTGATCAGCAGCACTTGCAGTAGTGATGTTGCCGAAGTCACTTTTCTTCAGTTTGTTAGCTGCAAGCAATTCGTCTGAACCAGCAGCCGTGTTTGCTTTTGTGCCGTTAACTACGTTGTTAACTGTGTTTGCGTTAGCGTGTAAAGCTGACTGTTTGTAACCAGCCAAGTAACCAAGAACTTCTTGGTCATACTGGTCAGCCAAACGATAAGCTGCACGATTGGTTGCAAGACTCATGAAATTTACATGGGAGTGCGCTTCTTCGATGTCATCCATCTTGAAAGCAAAGTAGTTACTTTTATCTACAACCAATGAGAAATCTGCGTCAGCAAGATCTTGTGCTGCAACAGTTTCACCACGAGTGTAGGCACTCACTGAGATTTCAGGTTCTTTAATGATTTTAACAGTGTCACCCTGTCCAGAGATCTCACCGAAATAATCAGAGTTCGTAATGTCACCACATACGGTGGACTTACGGAAAGCAAGCTGTACCTGCTTCGAGTAGATTACAGGACTAAAGTTGCCATTTGGCAAGTTAGTGTATCCTGATGCTGATGCGAAAGCCATGTTGTTATCCTCCATAGATGTTAGGCTTATAAGTAATTAAGCTTAAACACTGTGTAAGAGGCTGCTCTTTCTAGGGTGCGATTGGTTCCTCAGTTGGCCTACTTTGGAACTATCGGGCCTGTACTTGATCAGGTAAGTCTTATCTTAGTAGTTTTCTGCTCAGTAGTAGTAGTAGGAATGCAAAGGTAGCTACTTCTGTAGGGCTTAACATTCCTTAATTAACATACATAGTTATAGCATATATCTATGCGTTGTCAATACCTTTTTAACGTGCAGCCCCAGAAATATCATAAATAAACTTACCACTACGGATAGCTTCCATGATTGCATCTGAGTTTGCTTCGTATTCTTGCGTAGACATGTTCTGCACTTGTGACTCACGAATATGCCCTGCCGGGTTGTCGTTGTCAGGTTTAGTTGTACGCTTAGTTACAACTGCAGAGGCTGCTTCTTTAGTCTTACGCCGCTTACCTTTAACGTCCATTCCATTATCAACCTTATACAGATCAATAACTCGTATAACTGATTTAGGGTCATCTTGGTTCTCATATAGAGCATCCTGTACCCACTTAGGTTGTTCACTAGCCCAATCATGAAATGAATCACTTGCACGTAGATCATCAAAGTCTGTGTGCATAGTACGGATTTCATTCTCTGCCTTAGTGCGCTGGGCTTCAGCGTTCATCTTGTCGATCTGCTGCAAGCGTTCATCTGCGTGGCTAAACTTCTCTTGAGCCTTCTTCTCAGCGATTGTCTCTACAATGCCAGCAATCTCAGGGTACTTCTTAGCCCATGCCTCAATGCTTTCATCTGTAGTAGGTGGCCGTACAGTGCCATTCTGTTGAGCTTGACCTAGTTGCTCTTTAATAGCTTTCAGTTCTTCTGACTGCTTATTAAGGTGTGTACGTAGATCGTTGTAGCGTTTCTTGTAGGTACGCTCTTCGCCAGTCAAGTTATCTTCTTGTGCTTCACTTTCAGAGTTGGCTTCTTTTTGTTGGGCACTACCCTCAGTCTGTACTTGGGCTGGCGTAGCTCCTTCGCTACTGGATTCCTCTTCTTGCCCATTTGACTGTGCTTCCATTAGAGCTTTAAGCTCTGCCTCATCTTTCTCAATACGACTCTTGTTAGCTCGTGATCCACCCTTAGGTTGAACAAAGCCTGCACTCTTAGGTGTCTCTACTTGAGTTAGTTCTGGCATAGTTGTAGTTCCTTTTTATGTTGGGGCCAGCAATATTGCCGGGTAGCCTTATAGTTATCTAAATTTATCCAAATCTGCTACCGCCTATAGTCACAGACTTTTCTTCTTTTTTATCTATTCTTTCTTGTGCTTTTTCTACTTCTTTTTTATTTTCTTTTTGTATTCTTTCCATAGCTTCCGATGCTGATTCTGCTCCACCTGAGTCATTATTATTACTTGAACTAGTGCTACCTACCTGACCTGTATCAGGATTAACCCATCCAGCAGCACCGCCAGCAAAGCTAGGATCATCATACCCTGTAGTAATACCTGCATCTGATGCTGCACTTGAACCCTCATAATAATCACGCATAGCTTGCTGAGAAGAAAAATGTAGCCCCAATCCAGTTTCAGAACCAGACTCCCCATCACCTAAAAATTTAAACATTCTATCAGATGCAGCCTTAACAGCACTAGAATAAATATCATACTGATCTTGAGTAATATTACCAGCTTTCATCTTGGTGCCTAAACTAGTCTGTACTGCTTCTGCTTGTTTTTTCTCTGCATGCTCAGCTAATTTATTTAAACCTAAAGCACCTGCTGGCCCTGCTATAAGATTGCCGACAAGACTTACAAAGCCTTTCTCAATAAGACCCATAGGCTTTGCCTTAGAGTATGCTGCATACATGTCATCTGTCCACTTATCTACAGGGGTGTTTAGATAAGTTGGGTCTTGTTGTTCTCTTCTATCTCTATCATCATCGTCACGCTGACTCTCTGCAGCCACCGTCTGTTGCTCCTGAACAGCAGTCTCACCTTTAGGTCTAAACCCTTGAGGGATACGTTTCATAGGCTTACCGTTGAAGAAGAAGATAAGCATCTCACGCCCTGTTTCAGGGTTAATGTATATACGAGACTCAAACCCACTAAAGCGAGCGCCTGTACCACCGTAGCCACCAAAGCCACCACCCACAGGTTGTGGTACTGTCATGCCTGCCCCCGGTATGTTACCACCTTCAGCGTAACCTTCTTTAGGCTCTTCGTCATCGCCTTCTGTTTCAAGCTCATCATCACGGAATGGTAGCTCATCACCTTCTTTAATGCGGTCCCAGCCTTGCTCTGCTGCACCTAATAGTTCATCAAAGAAGCCTTCACCGAAGTAGCGAACAGCATACGCTGGGATAACGTACTCATTCTCACTTACACGAATGTCAATATCATCACGCACTTCAGAAGGTAAAGCACCTACAGGAGCAGTGTTGCCACTTACAGGATCTACCTGTTCTTCAAGCAGCATGTCGTTCATCTCTTCATCCGTGTTAGGTTCTTGGGCCATTCACTTCATCCCTTAAATAGGTTAACTTGCGTAGTGAGGCAATCTCGCCTTGAATGCGATACATACCTTCCATCTTAGTCTCTTGCTCTAACCTGCGCTGGGCTGCTTGTATTTTACTATCTAGCATCTCTAAGAATGCATCCCATACAGCCTTCTCGTTCACGAGCTTCTTAATGTTACTATTCACTGTTACGTACCTGTAAAGCCTTGTTCACCCGGTGTAGGTGCTGTGCCTGTGCCAATGTTACCACCACCTGCACCTGTAGTGTCACTCACAGCCACTCCCGCTTGCTCTGGGCCTGCTCCCGGTGCGCTGGGCTGGGGTGGCCCCTGTGGAGCACCTTCCGCTCCTGCTGGTGCCTCTGGAGGCTGTGTGAACTTCTTAAGGATTTCAGCTTGGATAGCCGCATCACTCAGGGAGTTCGTAACCTTGTCTGGGTCTAGATCCATTGACTTGGCAATCTCACGGATAATGTAGTCACTCTTAACGAATGGCTGTAGTGCAGGATTAGATGCTACACCCATAAATTGCATTAAGCGCTGTGACCGTACCTCGTTAGCCATCAAGCTCTCTGTACCTGAAGCTTTAACTTCTAAGTCACCCTTGATGCCTGTGTCAAAGTCAAACTGCATATTGAATGCAAAGAATGCACGACCCATAGGGCCAATCAAATAATCATCAACATTCTTAACAACATTTCTGATGCTACCATTAGCTGCAGACATAAGCATAGAGATGCCAGAAGCAGTTCTCCCCACTCCACTAACGCCTGTCTGACCATGTGCGAAACTTGGGAAGCCTGTGCTTTCATCTGCTAAAACCCTAGCTTTATCAAAGAGTTGCATGTTTTCGCCAGCTACATTAGGGAACTTAGTTCCAAAAATGCCTTGACCCGGAGCGCCCCCTTGTCTACGGAATACCTTACCGGGATACACACTTAAGTCCTGCCCCGGCACTAAATTGGTTTCGTCAACCTCAATGATAAGATTACCACTTAATGCAGCATTGTCAATAGCCATACGCATAAAGCCATTCATTAATGTCTGCGTATCGTCCATATTCTCAGCGATACCTACACCAAAGAAGCTGTACGGATTCAACTCATACGGTACTGCGTAATACGGAATGCGTGTAGGCTTGAATGGGTTAAGCACAAGACGTAATACTTTATCGTTGCATATCCAAGCATTTACGTTTACTTGCTCTGCATCCTTGAGTTCACGAGGTATTGTTACACCGTTATCTTCTAAGATCTCCGTATCTACGTAACCCCAAAACTCTAACACTTCGTAACGCTCTGGTGCATTAGTCATAGAAGAATGATCTTCCATGTCTTGCTCCCAGTACTTCTTCTCGTAGGACTCTCCTAGTTGAACAGCATCCTCAATAGACTCATTACGGAAGAATGGGCGAGTCTTTAAGCCACGCATCTGCGAGCGTGTCATACGGTGGCGTTCTACTACATACTCTGCCTCATCCATGTTGTAGG